ACTCTCTTCTCAAAATTCGACATATTTTATTTCCTCTCGATTTCTCCGTTAGAATAACTTGAAGTGTAATAATCTCTTGTAAAAGTAACCCCAGAGATATCCTCTCCGGAGGCAATAACATCCTTAAGCATATTTATCTTGCTGGTGGAAACATTAAAACTTAAATACAAATCTTTTAGACCGATAACATCATTTGAATCTGGGAATGCTTGAACCTCAATAATTTCATTCTCAGCAACCGTTGAAGTGATATTGATCGTATTAACTATTATTTCACCATTAGTATAATCAACTGTTCCAATAGATTTTAAAACAACCTGACTTTGCCCCCTATCAGTTTGTCTAATTACTGCCAAGACACCTTTACCACTTCCATCTAGATTGCCATTTGCATCTTTATTTGGAACGTCTGTAAAGTAAACAATATCATCGGAACCTTGTACGGTAAATCCCGTACTCTTTATGTTATATCCTTGTGGGTTAATGTGAAAACGATTACCAAAACATAGTTCATATTGTGCAAATTGATTCACCAGTGCTTTCATATCTCTTCTAATCTTAACCTTTGTAATATTAGAAGTAATTGCAGAATCAACCCTATCGATCAATTGAACTATTTTACTGTACTTAAATCTTCCTCCAAATCGATTAATATCAATATTTTTAGAGTAGTCAGTTAATGAATTGATAATCAAAGTCCTTAATTCATTAACATTCGAAACTTGATTTGCGTTATAGTAAATTGAACTATCAATTTCAACATAAAGAATTTTAAGATCAACTATTTTTTGATTAATTCCTGCGATTGAATATTGCTTCAATTTTGAAAGAATATTTTGCTTATCAAAATCTGAAACATATGTACCATTTTTTGGTTTAATACTAATCTGAACTGTTCCAAATTCTGGTGGATTTAGTTCTTCTCCACCAACAACGGCGACAGATTCTGTATTTGGGTATACTGATTGTATAATCGCCTCATAGTCTCTTGAAGTAACTGCTCTATATTGTGAAGAGTATAGTCTAGGAGCAAAATACTTCACGGATGAAATGGGTTCTATGTCTCCACCATTTCTAGCTCTATCAATCGTATTAATACTAATGCGTCTTGATGGAATAACTTTTACGCCAGATGCGTCAACAAAATTTCCTTGAAATGCAAAAGAAGATGCTCCATTTCCATCCTCACCCTCTGTCACAATATATCTTGCAGTGATTACTGCATTATTCTCGAGTTTTTTACCAAAATATCCATCACCAAAAAGAAGTTCATACTTCTCATCCTGAACTTCTTGTATTAAATAAATTTCAGAATTCTTATCAATATTTAAAATATTATCAACTTTGAAATATTCTCTTCCCAATCCACTATCATTGATACCCTTTACATACACAACAATTCTAGAAGTATCAACTCCAGAATTTTCTAAAATAAATCTTTGATCTTGAGATCCATCAACCACCCATTGTTTGGTTAGGTATGTTCCTTGATAGACTAAGATAGGAGATGAAGAAGATCCAAATCTTGCAATTCCATCCTTAACAGTTGTGGTAATATCCTCAGAAATTGAGAATCGATATGAAGTGTCATCTGATACGCCAACACACACCAGACCCGCTTGTAGAGTGATGAAAGGACTGGTGGTATTAGTTGGTACATCGAACGTAATAGACGCCCTAGCGGCGCTTCTGGAACGTGGTACGTAACCAATATTTCTTGCTAACGAAACAACATTTTCTCTTAAAACCGCAGAATCCAAAAAGGATTCATTCACAATCATATTGGAGTTGAATGCCGTAATATATGTGTTATACGCTAACGTGTCAATCAGCACAGAAAAGTTTGATCCCTCAAAATCAAAATCCGTGAAATTTGAGTTTGAACGGAGATAACTCTTGATTTGAGTTTTAATTTGATCGAAGTCTAGATTCGTAAACTGTGTGAAAGGCATTTTATCTTGTTGCCTCTAATAAGAATGAAAATTGTTGTCTTAAAGATTCGCCAATAATATCGAAATAAACACTTACCTCAAAGGTATTTTCATCAGGTCTTGGTTCTACCTCAACCCTAACATTATTAACTCTTGTTTCAAAGTTCTCAATGGTAGTTACAATTTGATCTTGGATTGCGGATGCAGTACCATAATCGATGAATTCGAATAAAGATCTACGTACATTTGACCCGAGAAAAGGATTAAAAAATCTTTCCGTCAAGTTAGTTTCAACTAAATTACGTACAGATCTTGAAATTGCCCTCTCATTTGTCAAAATAGGTAAATCTTTTGTCACAGGATGTGGTTCAAAAGAAAAACTAATATCTTTAAATCCTCTGGATGTTCTTGTAACTGCCATTGAGATATAGATTTTCTCAGATTATTTATTCGTCATTTCCAAGGAATTCCATATGTTGGTTCTGTTCCATACTCCCAATCATCATAATCTTCATCATTACGAATCTTTTCATGCAATTCTTCTTGTTTTTTTAAGTCATGTTTTGGTGCAAGATCGTTCATGACCTCTTGAATCACTCTTTTTTGCTCAAAACTACCATAATCACTCGCAAGTCTAGTGGTTCCCCACATTTGATACATGTAGTTTGAGTCTCTATCGACTGGTAAATTAGACATTTTAGCTCCTGTTTTAATGAATAAAACAGAACTTTTATAAAGGAGGTTGCTATCTCCTTATGTCTATTTAACGATCGACTTCACGTAATGAATATGAGTCAGAATTGAGGTATTTTAGGATTTCTAAGGCAATAAGACGTGGATTTCCATCTCCACAAGTGTACACATCCACTGCCAAACACCCATTTTCTGGCCAAGTATGACAAGAAACATGACTTTCTGCAAGTGCAATCACGACTGTACACCCTTGTGGTATGAAACAGTGTGAAAACACGTTCAAAACGGTCATTTTTGCCCGTTCAATGCCTCTTAACATGGCACTTTGAAGCGATTCTACATCATTAATCGCTTCAAAATCCACATCATACACCTCTAGGAGCAGGTGCTTGCCCATTGAATATTGTTTCAACTCAGTTTGATTAAAAAATTTATTTATTTCTGATCCAAATCTGTAATTTCGTACATATAATGGTCGGAAGTTTCGAGTTTTCTCTTAATTTCGACCGAATATGTCGTTAAATCAATCTCATATCCAGGATTTTTATTAATTCGATTAAAAGTCCAGGCATTATCATACCAAATAATGCGATTATTTGGATAAGCATAGTAATTTCCAGTCTCAACTTTGAACAAATGAGCACATTTATGTTCAGGAGTCTCTGAAAAATTAAGATCTGGAACTCCTTTGTTCTCCCAAGACCAATCAAGAGTGAACATATAGGTTCCAAGAACCTTTTTTCCATCTGGACGAATCAATTCTGCCTGTAATCCAGCAAGACGAGCACGTTTTTGCACGTCAATATATGGTGAAAAGCAATCCCAATACATAATATCTTCAAGAGGTTCGATTGCAGCATCGGGTTTCCAGCAAAAAGCGTGAAGAGGACGCCGAGTCCAATTCACGCCATTCTCAAGAAATGCCTCAAATAGAGGAACTCTTTTTTCAATACTTGCGACCGAATGTACATCACATTTGGTTACTTCACCATGTCCCTTTTTATGGTTGAATAGGAATTCATTACGAATATAACAAGACCAATCAGGAAGACTATGGTTTAAATATGCCATTATCCTTTTCCTTGACCTCTATACTTTTTACGTGCTCCATTGCGAGAAGACGCGGCATATTTGGTTCCCATGCCATCGCCTTGGCGAGACTTTTTAGGAGGTCCAGGAATATAAGACGTTCTTTTGTTGAGACCACCACTAGATTTTGCAGCCATTGTTTAATTCTCCAAATAAATTTCAGTTTCAAGTTCGTTTGGGCTTGGAGAACCTGTCTCATAAAACTGTTGGGACAGATCCTCCATAGTATCGAAGTATTCTTCCTCTGTAAGGTTTTGGTATATTTTCCGACCGTTACAGAGAATATTATACCGCTCTTGTGCCATCTTAGATAATACGTGACTTCTCGTGACCGACGCGAATGCGAGGATCGCACCAGATTTCAAATCCTGCTTCTTTTGCATCCAAACAGAAGGATACATCTTCTCCACACATGTCCTGAACTTCACCAGATTCAAAGACCTGCATCTTCGGTGCGAACCAAGGATACTTCATCTCTTCGTGCTCAAATACACCGTTCTTAATCAGAACCCAACCAAATCCAGTGTAATCAACAGTAAATGGTTTCCGACGCTTCTGAATGCTTTCCAGAGTTTCGTGATTCATGACACCACCATTACCTCTGAAATCATCTTCATCGAGCCAGTGTGCAACTGAGGTGGTCATACCATCTTCGGTACAATACCAACCAGCAGCAATATCCTTTTCCATTAGAACAAGTTGCCAGAACTTTTCACTGTTAAAGACGATATCACTATCAATCCACAGTTGCCAATCATATTGCAACTTACCATCCCATGGTTTCTGATCAGGACCACGCAGAACATTTGCACCCAGACACTTACAACGTGCAAAGTTCACCATTGAACTATAATCTTGTGAGATCTGAATACTTGCACCTGCTTGTACAAGATCAAAACAAAGTTGTACAAAGTTTTTCAGATATGTATAGGAAACACCACGTCCAGGAAGACAAAATACAATTGTCTTTCCACGTACCATTTCCCTTGCCTTATCGTAGTCCCATTCAGGTTCTTTTGCGACTACTGGACTCTTTGCCTTTACAGTAAATCCTTTTGTCATAACTTGATTAATTTTCAATCATATCATACAGTATTATGTAGCGGTTGTCAATCAACCACTTCTTGATAATGGAGGTCCTCTGAACAATATTCAGTCTTCATAATTCCAACCATAATGTTCAAAGTATTCCAAGTCGTTTTGAATTCACTTTCAGTTACTGAATGAAAGATACACCTATCTTTTACATAGATATCATATTTTTTCATTCTGATTCTGAAAGTATAAGTTCACTACCCTCTAAGGTAAACGTAATCTCAGTATCTTCATACCACGAAAGTTCGTTAACCATCCACTCTGGCAGTTTAATCGAATACTCACCAGTAATTGGATCAACCTCTACGGGGCGTTTTTCTTCTCCGGATTTTTTTCTCATTCGTTTGATATTTTTTTATTTTTTTATATATCAACCTTATGAGAACTTTTTATTGGCGAAAAATTTTTTGATTTTGAATGTTTATTGAGTCTGATATTTAGATCGCTTCCGTAACACTTTATAGCCTAGGGTAGTGGTGCGTTTTTATAACAACCCCCCATCAC